AATGATAAAGAGGATAAAGAAGATAAAGGGCCGTACGGCCTCCCTAAATTACATTTTATTACCAATTCTTTAATCAAAAACAAATACATCGATGAGTCATCTCTTGACATCATCAAATTTAATATCTTGTTTGAAGATTTAATCCATGGGTATGGATTTGAAGATGTCTTATCCGCGGTAGATTATGTGGTTAAGTATTCTAAGAACCCAAATCCACCTATAGAAGATAAGTTCGCTTTCATGAGAGAATCAGTTCAAACAAATTTAAAGCAATTTGAACATAGGAGGAAAACAGCCAATGAGTCATTCGAATCGTGGATTAAACGAACCCTTTTACAGGTGGATTGACGATGTAAGAAGAGCGATGAGAAAAGAAAAGGAACTCCAGGAAAAACTAGAGTTCTATAATATGAAGCTTATTAGATATAAAGGTGTTTCTTATGATCGAATTGGATCATCTGGTTCACGTTCATCAGGTGATAGTGAGTTGTTGTATTGGTTGGATAAGATAGACCTTGTTGAAAAACAGATTAAAAGATATTCAAATATTATCTTAAAATACAATGATTTTAAGAAGAGTGTTGGTATAAAAGAGGCTTTAACACTTGATGAATGGATTTCTGGTGTTGTACATAACAAGTCTAATAGAATTGATGTTAATAAAATAGTGAGATCATGGTATAAAACTTTGGGATAGAATCTTGTTGTTCATGTTATAATAGGTTTATATTTACTGCAGTAGAAATTGAGAGGGTTTACCATGCTTATAACAAAAGAGGATTTTCAAATTATAATCGATAGATTTAGTGAAAATATTGAATACTATAAAAATCCATTAAACGCATTTAATGAAACTTCCTGCAGACTTGAGTATATTGACAAGTTACTTTTGTTTTTAGGTTGGGATGTTTATAACAGTATTGGTAATAAACCACAGTATAAAGAGGTTGTTGTTGAAAAATATGAAGAGAACATGTCTAGACCTGATTATACTTTGACATTAAGAGGTATAAGTAAATTATTCGTTGAGGCAAAGAAACCTTCGGTGGATATATTACACTCCGATAATTCAGCATTGCAAACAAGAAAGTACGGATGGAACGCCAATCATAAAATTGCAATATTGACGAATTTCGAATATTTGGTAATTTACGATACAAAACAACCCCCGTTAAATACTGACTCTGTAAGCAAATCAAGATACAAGATATTCCATTACACCGAGTATATAACAAGATACGATGAGATTAAAGGCATTATATCAAAGGACATCGTCTACAGTGGTGAATTTGATAGTATTCTTGAAGGTTCTTTTGAACTATCAAGAACGATACTCCCAATTGATAAGTACTTTTTAAACCAAATGAATAATTGGCGTGTTTCGCTTGCAAAAAACCTAGTCAACACAAATTATGCTATGTATTCAAACCTTGATTATCTAGATGATGAAATTCAAAGGTTTATTAATAAGCTCATTTTTTTGCGTATATGTGAGGATCGAAACATATCTACATACCATCAACTTAAAAGCAGTTTTGATGATATTGATCTAGGACTTAATAAACTAAATGAGCTTTTCAAAGATGCTGATGCTCGATTCAATTCAGGCATCTTTAGCGGCCAAGGAATAATGTTTGATTTGAATAATTTGGTAATTTATAACATTATTAAGGAACTATATTATCCAGAGAGCCCATATCTTTTTAATATTATTGAACCAAGCATATTGGGCAAAATATACGAATTATTTATTACTGAAAAAATATCCATCATTGCCGATGAAATTGTTTTATTGAAGAAAAAAGACTATGTTGATAAATCTATAATATCAACTCCTATTGAAATAGTACGAACTATTGTGAAAAACGTACTAGATAGAAAGGTGAATGGATTAACACCATCAGATATTGTCAAACTTCGCTTCGCTGATATAAGCTGCGGCTCAGGGGTCTTTTTAGTCGAGATGTATTCTCAATTGCAAGAATACTGTGTTGAATGGTATGAAGAAAATGAACCGACTTCAATTGAGTTCTCTGAATCTGGTTTTCCTAAATTAACATTCGCTGACAAAAGAAAAATATTGATTAACTGTATGTATGGTGTAGATATAGACCTTCAAGCAGTTGAAGTATCGAAATTCTCACTGTTAATTAAGCTGCTTGAAGGTGAAACATCTGCGACACTTGATAAATCAACATCACTATTACCAAAGCTTGATAATAATATTTTATTTGGGAATTCACTGGTTAATACTAATGTGTTCGATAATGATTCTATTACCTCACAGGATGAATTCTCAATTGTTCCGTTTAGTTGGACCAAGTTTAATGATTTTTCTGGATTCGATGTAATAGTTGGTAACCCACCCTATGTCAATACAGAGGGAATGTATAAACTATTAAGTCCAATAGAAATTGAGTACTACAAACAAAATTATCAGGCGGCATACAAGCAGTTTGACAAATACTTTTTGTTTGTTGAAAGATCAATTCATTTGTTGAGAGACAATGGTGTCTTGGGTTTTATAATTCCAAACAAATTTATGAAAATAAACTCGGGTATTATGTTAAGAGAAATACTTGTATCTGAGTTATCGAGCATCGAAGTGTTTGATTTTGGTGATACACAGCTTTTTGAGGACAAGACAACATATACATCGCTATTCTTTGCCTCAAAAAAGAAAGTTGATAATTCAACACTTAAATATAACAAAGTTAGCAATCTTGATGATTTACTACTTAGTAAAGTGCTACTATCTGGTGAAATCAGTGTGGAAAACATTGCTAATGATGCATGGAGCTTACACTCTGTAGCATTTAAAGAAGCATATAATCATTGTATGAAGAGCATCATAAATTATGTTGATATTTTTAACGGAATTCAAACATCAGCGGAAAGACCGAAACCTATATATTGGTTCTCTCAATCTGAAATATGTGATCAGAATGACAGCCTTATATCAGTGGTCCGAAATAAGAAAACATATCATATCGAAAAATCGATCCTTAGACCTTATTTTAAACCTACTTTGCGTAATCAAAAAGGCTTTACAACATATGATAAATTGTCTACTGACAAATTTATTATTTTTCCATATGATCTAAGTGGCAATTTGATCGAAAAGAGTGTAATGATTGAAATGTATCCAAAAACATGGGAATACTTGATGGATTGTTATAGTTTATTGGTGCCAAAACAAATAGATCCTACAATTGGAACTAGAGATGTTCCAAATAGTACTCACGATACTTGGTACCAATATGGACGTACTCAAGCATTGACTTCTTTCAATAGTCGTACAAAGATAATTGTACGAATTTTGAGTGACACTCCAATGTATTGTATTGATGAAGATAATATGCTTATAGCTTCTGGTGGAACAGCAGGCTATTGTGCTATAGCTGTAAAAGATTGTAGTCCATACAGTTTGGAGTATATTCAAGCATGGTTAAATTCTGAAATAATAGAAGAATTAGTAAGAGACTTAGGCAGTCCTTTTGAAAATGGGTTCTATTCTAGAGGAACATCAATTCTGAATCAAATATTGATATATCCGCTTGATTTAAGTAATAAATTTGAGGAAGAAATTCATAGGAATATAACAGAATCAGCTCAACATATTAGACAGATTAATACTAACTTAGTAAATGAAAAGGTACGTAAAAGAGCGATGATACTTGAAAGTAAAAAGCAAGCATTGATAGAAAATATAAATAATCAAATAAGAATGATATTCAAACTTATTGAGGGGAACAAATGAAGCTAAAGAGTAATACTGAAGAGATCAAACTAAGAGGAGCGTATTATACACCGTATGATTTAGCTACTTCTATAGTTAACAAATTCATACGTCTATCCGACTATAAAAACGTACTTGAACCGAGTTGCGGTGACGGTGTTTTTATAGACGCAATAATTGAGTCAGGATTGAGAAAAAGTACAAAGATTACAGCAGTTGAAATTAACGAAGAAGAGACCACAAAGCTTTCTGTAAAATATGGGAGTAAATCTAATATAGAAATAGTCCATGAAGATTTTTTTAAGTTTTACTTAGATAATATAAATAATTCATTTGATTTAATCATAGGGAATCCACCATATATCAGATATCAATATTTAACAGAATTACAAAGAAATGAAATGTCAGAAATGCTAATTCATGAAGGACTAGTCCCTAATAAACTAATAAATTCATGGGTTGCCTTTGTAGTGGCATCAACAACCCTTTTGAGCAATAATGGTACAATGGTTTTTGTCTTACCAGCAGAGTTGCTACAAGTTGTATACGCTAGACAATTGCGTGATCTGTTAATCTCTAAATACAGTGAGATTACTTTGCTCACATTTACAGAGTTAATATTTTCGGACATTGAGCAAGAGGTTGTAGTTCTCATTGCAAAAAAAGGATTAAAACATAAAGGAATCCGAGTCATACAAATGACAAATGTTTCTGATATTGATAACCTAGATATTGACACTATACCTTTTATAAAAACAAATAATACTTCAGAAAAATGGACAAAATACTTTGTGGATAGCAGTGAAATTTCGGCTATATCTTCCATAAAGAAAGATGCTCGTTTTAAGAAATTTTCTGATTATGCGATAATCAATGTAGGTGTCACAACTGGAAACAACTCATATTTTTCAGTTACTGATGAAACTAAAATTAATTACGATCTAAGTGAAGTTTGTATACCGTTAATAGGTAAAAGTTCACATGTCCATGGTATTTTCTATACAAAAAGTGATGCAGAATTTAATGTCAAAAAAGGTAGAAGATCATATTTAGTTCATTTTCCCGAAAATGATAATCTTTTGAAAGATGGGTACAAAAAGTACATCGAGTATGGTGTAAATAACGAAGCAAATACTGGTTATAAATGTAGAATACGTGATAAATGGTACGTTGTACCTTCAATTTGGATTCCTGACGCTTTTTTCTTAAGAAGAAACAATCTATATCCTAAATTTGTCATCAATAAGATCAATGCGATATCGACTGATACTATGCACAGAATAAAATTTCGTGAAGGAGTGAATCCAAATATAGTATTGCTGTCTTATTATAATAGCATATCTATGACATTCACTGAAATTAACGGTCGTAGTTATGGTGGTGGAGTACTTGAAATTTTACCGAGTGAAGTAGGAGATATTTATTTGCCTATTATCGATAATATTGATAATGCTTTATTGCTAGAGACACTCAAAAAAGTAGACGATTTAATTCGCAAAGGAAGTGCTATTGAAGTTGTGATGGATCTTATTGATAGTGTCATTTTGATTGATATTTTGGGAATTAGTGATAAAACATGTAAGGAATTCCGTAATATTTGGAAGAAATTGCAAACCAGACGATTATCAAGAACACATTAATACAAATGACATAAGAATGTTTTCAACATCTGGCAAAATCACAAAATTTGTATTTGATTACTTCAAAAAAACGAATATTGGAATGTGTTAAATATAAATAAATTTTGTATTTATCATGTATTAGCTCTATAATAATCTTATAGAGTTTTTTTTATATAATTACGACGAGTCAAGGAGGGGATAATATAATGAACAAATCGAAATGGCTTAAGTATGATTTACATATGCATTCATTTGCTTCAAAACACAAGGATAATGGTAGAGTCAAAGAAATGGATGCACAATCTTTTGCAAACATATTGCTTAATGCTGGTGTTGAAGTTTTTAGTGTGACTGATCATAATGTTTTCGATTGTGATTTTTATTCGAAACTGACAGATTATATAATGGATAAAAATATTAGACTGATTTATGGGGTTGAGTTAGATGTTTATGTAGACACTAATAACTTTTTTCAAATGGGAACATATTTTTCTCCAAATGTCGATATGACAAAAATAAACCCTATTATTACTGAACTTTACAAAGACGGGAAAAAACCATTATTAAGTGAGATAATTGCTGGATTATTTCGGTTAAAAACGAAGTTTATACTTATACCCGAAGGTAATAAAGCGAAAGGGATTGTTGATGTTTTAAAGTATCTCGACGATATTTCTAAAGATGATATATACAAATTTGCGATGTATAAAATTTTTAGCGCATATGATGTTAGACCGAGCTTTAATGAAATCAGCCAAAATGAATGGGCAGCAAACTTTTATACACATTCAGTAAGAGCTGATGAGATACTTAATGATAAGACAGAGCAAGATAGAAAAACATTACTCGATAATATCAGAAAAAGAATCCATGATGTAAACTACACGCTTGAAGATGACGAGAAGGCATTGTATGAGTATATTGTTAACTACGGTTCATATTTCTCATATTTTACTTTTAGTGATTGGCACAACTCCGAACCTTACTCACCAGTTTTGAATAACTTCATTTTCGGATCTTACGATACATATTTTGATTCGTTTGAAATGGCTGTTCTTGATCCTAAGTCGAGAATCATAAGAACTACTGATAACGAAGTGGTTATTCCTGGTAATATACTTGGTTCCGTACAGTTTAGTATGAAAGGCGTTCAACATCCCATCCAATTTTCACCTGGTTTGAATGTTATAGTAGGGAAACGTGGTAGCGGTAAATCGCTTTTACTATCTGTTATTGAAAGATTAAGTAATCGCGAGAGTTTGGATATTAAAGAATATAAAGCATTTGACATTAAAAACATTTCTGGTAATTACTATGATGGAATCCCACTTTCAGAAGGACAGTTATCATCAATAGCTATAATAAAGCAGGATAAAATTAAAGAGGTTTACGAGAACCCAGATAGAGCATTACAAACAATTTCTAGTAAGTTTCCGATACTTGCACCATATGACAAATCAAAGTTGGAACTAGTACTATCTATTGCTCTAGGGGTTAAACCATACGATAAAAACTACAAGAGCATAACTTCAATAGTCAAGCAAATTAGGAGACTGGATTTCTTCACTTTTACTATTCACAATAAACTCAACTTCACCACAATTGATGGATATTTCACTAATGCTGAAACGATGTTGAATAAAATAAAGACCGATATTTCTTCAACAGGAATAAACAGTGAACGTATAAGTGTTCAGCTCTCAGTCTTGAAAAAAAATCACGCATATTTCAAGAAATTATATGATCTCTACAATTCCATTTTTGACAACCATAACACAAGAATTGGTGTAGTAAATAAGGGGAAAACTGAACTGCAGAGAGTTATGACAGATCTAAGACGTGAGATTAATCAAATATTGACCAGTCTAAAAAATAACTTTTCAATTTTGCTTGAGTTTAATAAATTAAAACATTTGCTGAATAATTTCACTTTAGATGCTCCACAAATAGGTAAAGCCATTGTAAATAAATATATGTTTGTTACTACATATAAAATTCCAGATAACATTACTGATCTGCTCGTTGAAGAATTAACAAACTCAATATCAAAGCTAAAGAACGATACGAATTCTATTACATTACTAGAAAAATATGTTAATGGTGAAAAAAATCTAAAATCTACAGTATCGAATATGACAGATGGTTTGAAAAAGTTCATAAACAGTGATATATTTTTACCTAAGAAAGAGTTCTATCAAATGAACAGCAAGTCGGTTCCAAATTTAGAGATTAATAATTACAATGATATTTTGAAACTATTAGATGAGGGGTCAATCACCAACTTATCTAACGCATCCTTAGGCATGCAAAGCGTTGCCTATCTTGATTTAATTTTTGATCTTTCTGAAAGCATTCTTATGTTTGATCAACCAGAAGATAATATTGATAATGATTATATAAGTAATTACCTCGTTCCATTAATTAAGTCAAAAAAACGAGATAAACAGCTGATTTTTGTTACACATAACCCATCAGTAGCAGTTTATGGTGATGCATTTAATTATATTTATGCTGAAAATGATGGCAATATCACATACACTAATTATTTTATTGAAAATGTTGATGATAAACTTAATATCATGAAGATATTAGACGGTGGTAAACCATCATTTTCGAACAGAAACAAAAAATATGGAAATATCTTAGGAGAAGAAGAATATGGAAATAACAATATCTAGAGTAACCGAAGGAATTGCAATTATGAATCAAGAAATAATTGAAGTATACAAAATGGATGAATCTATAACTTTTTCTAAATTCATTGAACTTTTACTAAGCAAGAATCTAGAAGAAGAGATAACATTAAAAAACACAATTAATGATCCATCTGAGGCTGAAAACGAATTGGTTAATCTAGTAACTGCTCTAGTCGCAGATTACAACCTTAAAGTAATCGAGTTGGCTGATTTTATAAAAACTCAAAACGTTCAAAGTAATTAATCGAGAATTAAAAGTAAAAATCATTGTGGCTACCGATAATACTTGTGAACAGTAATGCCAACTATAAGGCAAGTTAATAACAAGTGTGGTTAAAGTAGTTGTCAAGTATGCTTCAAGTACTATGGCAAGAAACGTTAAAAAGCGCGACTTTGCTAAGATTATTGTGCCGCCGGCATGTAGACAAAAATTGACATATTTCATATACTACAATTAGCGTGGAATACTGGCTTTAGATGAAGCCTAGAAGATAGAAACTCTCAAAAACAGGGGGTTTCTTTTCTTTTGCAGAAAAATATGTAGTATTCAACCCTTGGATAACTTCAGTTTTTGATAAATTTACTGAACCCTGAAAGGTTGGAATCGATGTGCCAAAGGTACTGGATACATATCAGCAATGGGAGGCTGATGGAGTACTTGATGAACGAATAAAAAGTATTCAAGATATGGTAGCAAGGCGGATTATCCAAAAGGATATCGCCAAAGCCATGAACCTAAGTGAGAACACACTTATCAAATTGAAACGATCTCATCCCAGACTAAATCAAGCATTTATCAATGGAGATGATGAACTTAAGTATAAGCTCATGGATGCCTTGTTCCAACGAGCTGTTGGTATGGAGTATGAGGAAGTACAAACCATCATTGAAGAAACATCATCGGGTACAAAGAAGCGACTTGTGAAAACTAAGAAGAAAGCTCTACCCGATTTTAATGCTATCAAATACTTATTAATAATAAAGTTCGGACGTGAATACAACGAACGTAAAGAAGAAATTGACATCATGCTTAAACGCATAGAAAAAGGCGAGGAAACTTGGATTAATGAACATAGTGATGAAGAAACCCTCGGAGTTGTTAATATACGAAAACAACCCAAGAAATAATGATGCTGCTGTTGATGCAGTAGCTAATAGTATCAAAGAGTTCGGATTCAAGGTTCCGATTGTGATCACCAAAGAGCTAGTCATTATTGCCGGCCACACTCGGCTCAAAGCAAGCCTTAAGCTAGGATTAGCAAGTGTTCCTTGTATTGTTGCTGATGACCTCACAGAAGGGCAAATTAAGGCCTTTCGTTTGGCAGATAACAAGACCGCAGAACTCGCTACATGGGATTTTACTAAACTTGAAGAAGAACTCTCGAATATCGATATTGATATGCTTCAATTTGGTTTTGAAGAATTAGAGTCAGATGTTCCAGATAATGCAAGTGATGATGATTTTGATCCTTCAGATGAAATCAGTGAAACACCTTATTCAGAACTTGGAGATATCTATTTATTAGGTAATCACAGAGTTATGTGTGGAGATTCAACCAAGAAACAAGATGTAGAAAAACTCCTGGATGGACAAAAGATTGATATGATCTTTACCGATCCACCATATAATGTAGATTATGAAGGTACAGCCGGAAAGATTAAAAATGACAAGATGGAAGACAATAGCTTCTATCTTTTTTTATTTGAAGCATTCACCAATATATTTGAAGCAACAAAACCTGGTGGTGCCATCTATGTTTGTCATGCAGATACTGAAGGTATCAACTTTAGAACTGCATTCAAAAATGCTGGTTTCAAATTGGCGGAGTGCTTGGTCTGGGTTAAGAATGCACTCGTGTTAGGTAGACAAGATTATCACTGGAGACATGAGCCAATTCTTTATGGTTGGAAAGAAGGAGCAGCTCATTACTTTATAGATGACCGTACACAAGACACCATTTGGGAATATAACAAACCCAAACGAAATGAAGACCATCCAACAATGAAACCTCTCGAACTCTGTGGAAGAGCGATTGCAAATTCATCAAGAGTGAATGAATGTGTCTTGGATTTGTTTGGTGGTTCAGGATCAACTATGATTGCATCCGATCAGCTTCAAAGGAAATCATTTTCAATGGAACTCGATGAAAGATTCGTAGATGTGATTGTAAAAAGATATATAAGACACAAAGGATCATCTGATAATTGCTATCTGATCCGTGGTGGTAAGAAGATAGATTTAAACAAAATTGATAACTTTCAGAATTTGTCTCTATAGTGAGCAAAACTCGTCGAATTGACTTGCTATTTATAGCCTTTAGAGTGATATATATAGTAACCCAATAAGGTTAGGAAAGAGGAGTTAACGATGAAAGTTAGATTTGAAACGAATACATGCAAAGAACAAGTTGTACCGCAGGATGTCTTTGTAATTGAAAAGTTAGTTGAATTACCACTTAAGCAGTTTAATAAGTTTATTGATAATATGCTTGGTGATTACAACTTCATAAAAGAACATAAAAATTTGATGTACACAGATAGCAATAACGTTTGGCACGCAATTATAGTAACCGCTAAAGAAATAGATTATGGAATCTTAGTTCAAGCCGATGGCGCAAGCTATGCTAGATACTCAGCATTTATCAGAAAAGATGAAGTAGGAGGATTCAGCAATGGAAAAGCAAATAACGCTTAGTCATTGGATTCAAAACTTTAATCAAGGTGAGTTCGATAAAAAAGATACTCAAACACAAATCAAAGCTGGATGGTTCGATTGGTTTTGTAAGGATTCAAGTCTAGCAAATAAAACAAAAAAGATGGGTAACATCATTAAGCAAATCAAAGCTGGTGGAAAAGTTGACCTTGAGACATGTTATGTGTGGTTTAAGAACAACTGCCCGTTAAACGGTCCACTCTACGATGATTTCAGAATCGCAGATATTGAAACAAACAACAATCTTATCGTAGTTCAGATTGATTGTATTTGGAACGATTTCAAGTATACAGCCTACGAAAGATTGGATGGATTTGAGAAACCAGTATTTGAATCAAACTCATCAAGAGAACTTGTTAAATGGTTGAATCAAGGATGGATAAAGTAATGTTTATGGAATACAACGCTCATCCAAAGGGAATCAAAACAACCGATTGTGTCGTAAGAGCCATCAGCACAGCTATGAATAAAGACTACATGGAGTGCAGAAGAGAGCTTAACCAGTTCAAACGAGAATGGAAGTTTGCTAGTTATAAAGATACCGAATGCTTATATAAGTATTTTGAAAACAGACCGAGATTGATATTTAAAGCAATCAAGGGTCAACCAAGAATCAAAGGTACTGATTTTACTGAGCTTTATCCAAAGGGAACCTTCGTGCTTAAAATGACTGGACACATAACAGTTTGTAAAGATGGTGTCATTTTAGATACTTGGGACTGCACTTACCGAAGTGTTTATACTGCATGGATAATAGAGTAGAAGGATTATCAAAATGAAAATCAATTTTATACGTAAAGCAACCTCAAATGAACTCATTCCTCAGGATGAGTTCGTTATTGAAAAACAATTAGTTATTGATAAAGACTTGTTCGAGTGTTTCATTAAGGATCCACTGAATGACTACGATTTCATAAAAGAGAATCTTGAACACATGTACTGTGACCAAAATGAAGTATTTCATTGTATCTATGTGACATCAGATTCATATGATTTTGGTATTTTAATTGAAAGTGAAGGATACCATTACGCCAGATACACAGCCTACCTACCGAAGGCAGCATTAAGATAAAAAAATACAAATCAAAGCAAATTATGGAAGCCAAGGCTTCCTTTTTCTTGCTAGAAAGAGGACAACATGAAAATCATAACAAGTGAATCGGTCTTTAGTGGACATCCGGATAAAATATGTGACCAAATTAGTGATGCAATACTAGATGCCATTTTGGGACAAGACCAAGCAGCTAGAGTCGCAGTAGAAACAGCTATCAAGGATGACTTAGTCGTTATCTTTGGTGAGGTAACAACAACCGCAACAGTAGAGTATTCAGAAATCGTAAAAAAAGTACTTAAAGAAATCGGGTACACTGAAGAGTTCTGTGTATTAGAAAAGATATCAAAACAATCACCTGATATTGCACAAGGTGTTAATGAAACCCTGGATCATCAACAAGGTGCTGGTGATCAAGGGATGATGTACGGATTCGCATGCAACGAAACACCTGAACTCATGCCACTACCTATTGTAGTAGCACATGAGATTGCAAAAGAAATCGATACACTTAGAAAAACAAAGTACAATCACATCTTTGGTCCTGATGGTAAATGCCAAGTATCAGTTAGATATGTTGATGGGAAACCATTCGCATATGACACTATTATTGTTTCAGCTCAAACGAGACCAGAAGCAAGCCTATCACTCGCAAAAGAAATCATCACAGATGAAGTGCTCAAACCACTAATTGGTAAGGATCTAACCGGTATTAATGTACTAATTAATCCTACAGGTGCATTTGTTATTGGTGGTCCTTATGGTGATTCAGGATTAACTGGTAGAAAGATAGTCGTAGACACTTATGGTGGATACGCTAAACATGGTGGTGGAGCCTTTTCTGGGAAGGACGTAAGCAAGGTTGACCGCAGTGTGAGTTATTATGCCAGATACGTAGCAAAAGCCGTTGTAGCGGCAGAATTGGCCGACACGTGCGAAGTCTGTGTGTCTTATTCAATTGGAGTAGCAAATCCAGTCGCAGTCTCGATTGATACGTTTGGTACTGGGAAAATTTCTGATGAAGACTTGCTTGAGTTAGTTAGACGAAACTTCAACTTCACTCCTTCAAACATTCGAAAGGAATTAGAATTCGATAAAGTGAAGTTTCATAAGTTAGCAACTTACGGACACATGGGACGTGAAGATTTATCTGTTCGATGGGAGCATGTAGAAGCAAAAGTAGCTGAACTAAAAGAAGCCTATGAAAAAGCCAAAGGTTCTGCATAACTTCTATAAGTCACCTGCATGGTTTGCTGCACGTGAACTGAAGATAGTGTCAGTCAATAGTCTTTGTGAGCGATGTGGACATGTTGGAATCGAAGTCCATCACAAGGAGAGACTCACTGTTGATAATGTGAATGACTCATCCATCAGCCTTAATCAAGAAAACTTGGAACTACTTTGTAGGGAATGCCATAATAGGGAACACAAACGTTTCAGTAAAATTAATAGATTCGATAAACTAGGAAATATGGTTAATTAGGAAAATGCAATAATAATTATTGACATCATATATAATTCAATATATAATCTACATAGGCAGGCTAGGTACCTGTAGAGTTAATTATGGAGGAATTTCTATGCAAAACAGGATTAGATTATATGTGAATAATGAGATTAAACAATACAGTTTTAAGAATAGAAAAGAAGTTGTTGATGAGATAACATCAAACCTAACTGAACGTTACTTTGAACTTATTTCGTCTGGGTTGAGTGAAGAGGATGCGTATAAAAAAACTATTTTGCAAACAGGTAGTTTTGCCATTTCCATGCTTAACGACATCTCTAGTAATCCAACACGTTGGTATAAAAAGAATCTAATGATTTTGTTTGTAATGATATTAACTGGTACAGTATTTATGTTTTTCTTTAGTCCAATCGGGTACATTCTTTACACTTTCGCTTTCTTATACTTCACATTTGAACTTTCAAAATTGGATGAAAATGATAGACAAATGGATAATATTGAATCTGAAGAATCAAAACATATAAGATCAAAATTAACTAATCAACTATTAAGTTATAGTGTTGTTCTATTGATTTTTTCCTACACAATATTTGTTTGGGACTTACTTTTCAGGTTATTACTAGACATTAAAAGTATTAGTATAATTGATTGGTTAACTAAAGTATCACCATTATGGTTTGTAATTGTAACCTTTATAGTTATCCTCCTAATTGGGGTGTTTATTATAGGTTATCCTTTATCACTAATAATCATGAAAAAAAGGTTATGGACAAATAGTCAAATTTCAAAGATAAACATTAATAAAAGCAAAACAAAGATTACAACAGGACAAATTAAGAAAACCACATTTTCAATTAGTAGAACCTTGTCTATATTTTTAACGTTGACTTTTGTTTTTGCATTGATTTTGATTAGTAATGTGCAAGTTTATGAGTTGATTCCAAGTATTGATTTTCAGGGAGATTTGGTCTTAATTGATTCTGTACACTTTTGGGTTTATCTACTCGAAGGCAGATTTTATCAAGCTATGATACCAAATTACATTGCATTTGTGGGAAGTTTTGCAGTAGGAATATATTTAATATGCACTAAAATCTTTTCGCTCAGATTATGGTTTTCATTATATGGCTTTGTATTATTGAGTTTAATATTGTCTCAAATATTGTTATTATTCTTATCTGAAAATAGAATAAGCCTGCTAATTCCTCTAATGGTTACTGTTATTGGGTTTATGTACTCATTAATGCATACAAAGTTCTTGGGAGTTATTGAAAAAATAGTTTATGAACGATAACAAGAATGTAATATTTGGTGACACATTAAGAGGATATACAGAGAAGATAATTCTTTCTATACTTTCTAATGAGGATTTATATGGTTACAAAATAAATAAAATAATTGAAACTAGAACCAATCATAGTCTTATATTTAATGAAGCAACACTATATACAACATTTCAACGATTAGAGAAATTCGGATATATCACATCATATTGGGTGAAAAATGATAATCTGCCAAAAAAAAAGTACTACGCTATTACGAAGGAAGGGGTGAGTTTCTTAGCAAACTGTAAGTTTGAATGGAAAAGAACAAAAGAATTAATCGATTTATTTTTGTAATGTGATATTTTGATCTTAAACTAACTTCCCACTGTAGTTGTGATATTTCGCTATATTAAATTGAAGTTTATGACTAAACACAAAGGAGAAGAAGTAAATAATGAGTAAAAAAATTATTTTAGTATTATTGGCGCTATTAATTTTCATGTTTAATGCTTCAGTTATTAATGCGAGTGATTCTAGTGATTCATACAATGAAAATGAGTTATCGGAAATTAAGAATTATGAGAATACCGACATTGCTTTAAAGATCAATAATCAGATAGCTACTTGGCAGGGTAGTGAAAATGATTATTTGCTTAAAAGTTATGCGGGTATATACTTAAATGAATCGAACGATATTGTTTTAGGACTAAAAGTAACGAGTATACTATCCTTTGATGAAGTAAAAAAAGCTTATCAAGAGCATTTGGATAGTGTTGGCATAAAATCAAATAGCTACATTTTTGAAGAAAAGGTATATTCACTCATCGAATTGAAAATAATGAGAGACTACCTACTAAAGATGACTGATTTAAACATTTCTGCTGTATCGATCGATCAATCAGAAAACAAACTTAAAGTAACCGTAAATGATTCTGAGTCAGCAATCGATGTCATTACTTTTCTCGATATGACATATAAGGACTATGCTTCAAATATGATTGAAATTTCAATTAAGGAAGAAAGAAAACTATTATCGTATGTATATTCAGCTGACAAGATTAAATACAGAAAGAAAATTCTCTTCATCTGGTTTGATCAATGGTATGGAACCGTTGGGTTTAATGCTACAAGAAATGGCTTAAATGGTATCGTCACGAACTCACATGTTGCACCTTATGATTATTCAATGTTCACTAACGGCAACGTTTTTATTGGGAAAGCAAACATTTCGATTTTCGGCGGAACAGTTGATGCAGCATTTGTGCCGTTCAGTGATCAAAATACATGGGGAGTATCAAACGAAATTCATCAAGTTGGACAATCAAGTGGTACTTATTACATAAAATGGTTAGACTACGTTGTTGAAGGTTCAAATGTCAAATCTCATGGTGTGACAACTAATTATCAATATGGTCAAGTACTAAGTGTTGATACGGCTGAAACTATTTCTGGTGAATATTTCTATGATTTAATCGAAACTTCAATTGTACTCGAAGGTGGAGACAGTGGTGGACCTCTTGTTAGATACTACCCTCGAAGTGTTAATTATGGCTTAGTAGGGATTAATTTTGCAGGCGATGGAACAACAAGTTTAACAATTAAAATTGATAATATTGTGAGTCAACTTGGTGTTTCAGTAGTTTTTAACTAATATTTGTTAAAAGGCATTCACTTATTTGATAGGTGAATGCTTTTATGTATCCCCCCACTAATACCAATTTGTTATAATATAGGTACCGTACAGGGTGGCAATTAAAAAATGCAGCATCAAAATTTTGGAAATTCGGTTTTTACTCTCATCTCATTATGACCTTATCATGTATTAGAATAGAGAAAAAAACTTATCTTAAAATGAAAGAGAGTGTTAGTTTATGTTACAAGAAAACGCAAAAGGCTTTATTGATATACACTTAAATGCAGCGATTTCTGCTTTTGAACGAATTCGCGATTCAAGACAAATATTTAGGGATAGAACGATATCAATATTTACTTTCTTACTTGCATTATTAGGCATAATAATTACTTTACAATCAAGATCAGATGTTACTTTTGTTCAGCTTTATATGGAGTCAAAAATTCTTGTACAAATATTATTTGTCAGTTCCGCCTTATTAAGCATTATACTTTTTGGAGTTATATTCACACTAAATACATCTTATGATCTAGAAAATGTGTTCAATACATTTAATAAGAGGATTAATGAATTAGAGAACTCTGGAAATGCATCAAAACCAATAGTCTTATTCGATGACAAATTAGTTGTCGATGAAGAATATTATTCTAAGGTGTTATTTATTAGAGCATACTCAGATGCCACAGATAAGATTAAAGCAACATTGGAAAATTTAGGTAGATTATATGTTGTTACACTTTTCATGCTATTGGTTACAATCATATTATCAATAGTCATTGGTTTTAAAATATTGTGAAAGGAGATACACTTATGCCAGAAAATAATAATAAACAAAGTGATAAACCAACTCTAAACAAACCAGAAGATAAGAGAATTATTGATATCACCAAAACTGAAATTGGAACAAGAAAAATCACTGATGGTTTTACTAAAGAAGAACTAAACGACTCAAAAAAACCTATTAAAGGATAGAGTAGTGAAAATGGTAGTGTCTATTTAATATTGTTACCAAGACTATCGTAAACGAGCGACTTAGGTCGCTTTTTTACTTGCTATCTTCTCTCTTTAGAGTGATATATATTACTAACCTTAGGAGGTAATTATCATGTTCAAAATTGGAGATAAAATCAGAATCATCGATATGAAAGGTGAAGATCATTATAACGGTAGAGAAGGAGTCATTGAATACATTGACGGACTTGATCAACTACATGGCACATGGGGAGATTTAGCAATCATCCCAGAGGAAGACTTATTAGAGGTAATTAACAATGATATGCAGCTTGTGCAATAAAGAAATCTTGGGTGACTCACACAATGCCCACCCAATTGGAAATGAAGAGTGCTGTTCAGAATGCAACAGGTCAAGTGTGATTCCTCTTAGATTGTTTTTAAGTGGCATCTATCAAGACAAGGCTCTAGTACTAAATACTGATAATTCCATCTTTTTTATAAAACCAAAGTGTTCCGCATTCGAACTGAATGAACTTCAAGAACAAGTTAAAGGATATATCGAGGTTTATCCTTTGAGGATTCCTGGTCATATCGTTCTAGTCAATGAAGAGGGAATGATACACAATATGGAGTTCAATTACCTAGCAAATAGAGTCTTTGGAATGAATGCAGTAGGACCGGTTATGATATGTCCAGAAGCTATATTCGAATGAGGTGTTGTTGTGTCTAAACTAAAAGATATCAATATAGAACTAGAGCGACTGCGGTCGCTTTTTTCTTCCGTTGATGAAACCAAAACTCAACTGGTAGATAACCTACTTGAGCAAGCTGCCTTCATGAAGGTTGAACTTGGCATTCTTCAAAAGCAAATAAGAAAACATGGTGCAGTTCAAGTTTCAAGTAAAGGTGCTCAAAGACAGACAGAAGCTGCTAAATATTATACTAAACTCATTAATTCATATGGAACAGTCATCAAAACACTGAACTCAATCATGGGTAAGAATGTTATTGATGGTGATGATGCATTCGATGAGTTTCTTAAGAAAGCAAACACCTAATGAACTACTTAATTGAATACTATCGTCAAATAGTAGATGGAAACATTCTAGTTGGTGAGGAATTAAAAAAACAGCTAGATACATTGATTCAGGATTTGAAAAACCCGAGATATGTTTTTGATGAAGCACCAGGGAATCTTCGAATTGATTTTATAGAAACCTTTTGTAAACACACAAAGTCACCATTTAATGGTCAATCGTTTTTATTAGAGCTTTGGGAAAAAGCAATCATTCAAACCGCCTATGGATTCAAATTGAAGGATTCTGGTTTACGAAGATTTAATGAAGTCATATTATTGATTGCTCGCAAGAATGGAAAGACCACCTTTATCGCTGGTATTGACCTTGCTGAGTTCTTTTTATCAAAAGGTGGTGTTGATATCGTATGTGCTTCCAATACAAGTGAACAAGCCAATATTCTCTTCGAAGAAATCAACAACATGCGAGAGCAATCTCCTGCACTGTCCAATGAGAAGCGTAGTAAAAAAAATATTTTCTTTATTTATTCTCCAAGGACAAAGAATAAAATCAAAAAATTGTCTGCTCAGAGTAGAAACAAAGACGGTTATAACATCGAGGTTGGTTGTATTGACGAAGTCCATGAAATGACGGATTCAAAAGTCTATGATGCTATCAAGCAAAGCCAATCAACTAAAAAAGAACCATTAATATTCATTATCACCACCGAAGGGACTACAGTAGGAGGCTTTCTTGATAACAAATTAGATTATGCAAGGAAGATGCTAAAAGGTGAAATAAGCGATGAGCGAGTGCTTCCTTGGTTATATACCCAAGACAATACTCAGGAAATATATGACGATTCTAGGAATTGGCAGAAATCAAATCCAAGTATAGGTGTAGTGAAACTGACTTCATATTTGGAAGATGTCATGAATAAATCGAAGAATGATCATTCAACAAGAGTTACGATGTTATGTAAAGACTTCAATATCAAACAAGTCGATCAAGGTGCATGGCTGTCATTTGACGATTTGAACAATGAAGCCAAGTATGAGTTAAACACACTCAAGAACTCTTATGCTATCGGTGGAGTAGATTTATCATCAACTACCGATTTAACTGCAGCTGTTCTAGTCATTCAGAAAAAGGATGACAACAAGAAGTATGTTTTAGCACATTTCTTTATGCCAAGTGATGTTGTTAAGAAACGCATAGAAGAGGATAACGTCCCATATGATATTTGGATTAAACGAGGGTTAATTACACTCACCGATGGAAGCCAGAATGATTTCTCATTGGTGACTCAATGGTTTATGAAGATGATTCATGAGCACCAAATTAGACCTCTTTGGGTAGGATTCGATCCCTGGAATTCGCAATATTGGATTAAAGAAATGGAAGAGCTAGGATTTAACATGGAGAAGGTTCGTCAAGGTGTCTACTCTTTATCTGAACCAATGAAACAATTGGAAGCAGATTTAAAGAATAAGTTGATCAACTACGACAATAATCAGATCATGAAATGGTGCTTGTCTAACACCCAAGCCAAAGTTGACTTGAATGGAAATATTCAACCTTCGAAACTTAACTCCAAATACAAGCGAATTGATGGAACTGTTGCACTTGTTATCGCATATGCAGTTTTAAATCGATATAAAACTGATTACGAAAATATGCTATAATTTAGTGAAGGTGATATTTATGGATCATATAGAATTAACAAATTTAATTATTGATGAAATCAGTATTCAGTTTCATTGTATTAACGAGATTAAGAACTTAATTAGATTTGAATTTGTAGTTGATGTTTTATCTCGTAAGAGACAATTAAGAACTGATGTTGTTTCGGATGAAGTAGATAGTTTGGGGTCAATGGTTATACCATTACCTGATAACGGTTATTTTTATATTTTGATTAGAAAAGATTTACAAAAAAGCTATGAAATGGTTGAAACTATTTCACATGAACTGATTCATTTGGTCGACTATCTATCATTTTCAAAGAAATACACACATTCGAAAGTTGAAGCAATCACCAATCATGATTATTGGCTTGCGCTATATTTTTACTCTGAGATGAGAGCAAAACAAATAGGATATTTAACTTATTTTAAATTCCTAAAAAATCAGAAACTATTAAATGGGAGTGTGAGTTTACAACTTGATTGTTTGTCAATGATTGGCACTATATTCGAAAATAGTAAATATTCATTATCGGTAAGCATATCAAATCTAAAAAAATCTTATCCAGGTTCTGCAGTAAAGGTATTGTATAATTTTGTCCGTCATGTTGGCTTGATACTATGCTTCTCGGAACTATACCCTTCAATTTATTCACTTAATAATGAAATAGTAAAAGTATATGATGGAAACCTTGAGTATATTAATAAAATCACTAAATTAGCAAAACTAGATGTCGACACAGTTGATTTTCAATTATTTATCATGAATTTAAGAAAAATTGCAGAATATTATGGAATATACCTAGAATAAAAAGCATAATATGTCCAAGGAGATGTGATGATGGGGATATTTACTAGAAAGAAAAAAGAAGGTTCAACAAACACCTTCCAGTTATTAAATCAAAACAATACATTCTTCACACCTTTTGGTAACAACATATCCAAAAGTGATGTGGTTAAGATATGTATCGATAGGGTTGCGAGCCAATGTGCAAAACTCAAACCAAGATACATCAAAACTAAAGCAGACAAGACAGTAACCGAGAAACAAGGTCGACTGTCTTTTTTATTGAAGCACAAGCCTAACTCACTCATGACACCTTACGACTTTATCTATAAAGTAATTACGCTATTGCTACTGAATGATAATGCATTTGTTTATCCAATGTTTGATTCGTTGAATGGTGGGCTTAAAGCACTCTATCCACTCCGACCGATTTTGGTAGAAGCAATAGTAGATAATGCAGACGGTTACTATTTGAAGTTTTACTTTGAGGATGGACAACAATTTTTGCTGCCTTATGAGAACGTCATCCACTTGAGGAAGTACTTTGCTTCCAATGATATCTTTGGTGGAAATGGATCGTCAGGCGATCATGAAGCGATTCTTAAAACAATCTCAATCAATGAGAATGTGCTTCAAGGTATCGATAACGCAGTCAGGTCATCCATGCAAATTAAAGGAATCATCAAGATGAATGGGATGCTTTCAGAAGCAGACAAGAAGAAACAAAGAGAGCTCTTTGATATAGCACTCAACGATTCTATCAGTACTAAAGGAAGCTCGATTATCCCGATTGACTTAAAATCTGAATACATACCTTTAACAGTAGATCCCAAGTTGATCGACAAAGAAACACTCGAATTCTTACAATCCAAAATACTCGACTATTTTGGCGTATCAGCACCAATCTTCGCAAACAAATATAGTGAAGAAGATTTCAACTCGTTTTATGAGTCAACCATTGAGCCTCTAGCCATTCAGCTATCTGAGGCTTTTTCTTTGGGATTGCTCACCGAAAATGAGTTAACTCGTGGTGAAGAGATTATTTTCTATAGTGAACGATTGCAGTATGCAAGCTGGAATACAAAAGTGAGTGCCATCGAA